AACTCAACCTAGTGGTTGAGGCTGGCATCCTATAAATGACAGCTCGCTAGATTGTTACGGCATAAACGTTTGTGTTTATGCAGTAATCGCTCTAGGATTAAACACCTGGTGATACGAACATTCTGTTCGCGTGCGTATGTTCGCAGTTCGACATCAAAAGAACGTCTTTTGACGATATTTCTAGCTGCGTTGACATCCGCATTTACTTCATGGTCACAACATGTACAATGAAACGCACTTTGTGATTTTCGATTTCCTTTGGAAACGAACCCACATTTAGAACATTCCTGGCTCGTATAAGCCGCATTGACTTCTACGGTTGTGATGCCACATTTTTCTTCTAACCGCGCTAGCTTGTTCTTAATGGCCTTACGATAGGTTCGAGCTAAGAGACGGTTCATTCTTCGGGATAGTCCGCCACCTCTAAAGTCGAGTTTCTCGACCATGAAAACAGCATAGCCCTTGCTCGCTAATTTGTTTAGAATTCGACCGATTTCATTTTTGATGAAGGAACGAATTTTTGACTGTAGCGAGTTATAAGTAGGGTCAGATTTGAACGGTTTACCTTGCGCTTGAAGCTCTTTTGTTCTCTTGAGCAAGATCTCATCCCAAATCTTCAGCTTGTTAAAGCTTGTGATTCCGTGGCGTTCACCCGTACTAGTGGTAAACATAGTGACCATTCCGAAATCAAGACCAATTTCACTATCGTCTGTTCTCAGCGGTGACTTTTCATGCGCCAAAATAGGTGAAACGGTCAGTTTCCCATCATTTAAGCATACTTGAACAAAGGGTACTCGTTCTCCTGTTTTGAGTAGCTCCATATAGTATGGGTTGTTCTTCAGAGGAATATAAACCGGTTTTCCTTTGTCGAGGGTAGAGAGTTTCAACCAAAAATTCACATGATGAGCGTTGGTTGAAACTTCTAGTTTAGCTACCTTCTCATCGAGTTTTAATGTTCTGACTTTTGACAAATCAGGCAGAGAAATGGCTTTTCTAGCATGTTTTACAAGGCGTCTCATAAATTTCATGATTTCAGCAGGAACTTCGAGTTCAACAACTGCTTTATTTTCTTTGGTTGGGACAACGAGATTTCCATCAGCGTCAAGAGCCCAACCCAAGGTCGGCTTTTGATACCAGCGTTGTTCTTTGTTGATTCGATAGCAGGTGGTGAGGAACGGTTGCCCGTCGATTGACTCGTCCTCTACAGAGGAGAAACCAAGGTAGGTTTTCACCTGTTCCACCAAAAGAGCAGTCCAAGACAAATAAGCCTCATAGGCTTGACTATAGCAACATTGAACATACCGAGCTGAAAGTGGCGTCTGTATCGCCTGTTTTTCGATGTCTTTTAGAACATCCTCTAACGGCGCCAATTCACCGCCTTTTTCTAATTCTTTTTCATACGCTTTTGTTGCGCGCTCAAAAAGAACGGTCATATCACCTTGATAGGGCTTGGCTTTTGTGTATTTTAAAACTTCTTGACCACGGACGAGCTTGACGTTTATGCCATGCATGAAAGTATCAAGCAGATTTTGATAATGTGACCATAATGGGTCTAAACTGGCAATTTTACCTTGGTTGGTCAAAGTCTCATGTTTGACTGTAGAGATATATTTATTGGTATAGTCTTTACCCATTATGAATCACATCCTTTCTATTTTGGTAATGAGTTTTTGATGTCGTTCGTTATTTTCTTTGAACGACGCTTAGAATAAAGGCGAGCACAAAATGAAGTGATAATCGCTGTGAAATCGGCAAGGAGGTCATCTTTATCGTTATCTAATGTTTTATTAACAACAATGATTTCAAATCCTTGTAGTTGAGCTAAAATCTGTAGGTAGTTATAGCCGAATCGAGTCAATCGATCTTGATGTTCGACTACAATTCGTTTTAGGGTCGGGTCTTTAAGGATGATTTCTAGTTTAGCTCGGTCATCATTTAGACCAGAACCTACTTCTTTTACCACTTGGTCAACAACCCATCCATTGCTAATACAAAAGTTAGTCAATCGTTCAGCTTGTGTCTCTAGGTTTGTCTTCCTTTGTTCATTCGATGACACTCGAGCATAAACAACGGTTTTAGTGCGTTCATTTGTAACGACATCTTCATCTGGAATGATAATCGTCCCTGATGGTAATTTATAGGCGCCTGGTATCTTATTGTTTACGAACCAGGAGTAAGCTGTTTGATACGTAACTCCCATTTTTTTAGCGTATGTTGGTAATCGCATGTTTTACCTCCGTTATTATTTCTACTTTAAGTATATCATATATTTCATAATAAATCAATAGCAAATATAAGAAATGTTGGAATTAGTTATTATACCTACTAATCCCCAACCAGATAGCCCATATCCAAATACAATGATGAAAATGGATAGTGGGACATAAGGTTTGATTCGCTTTTTGGCTGTATCGTACAAAATATAGCCACCGATGAGAGTCAATAGCCCAACCACAAAGCTAACAATGACATTGTCGCCCGTGAATAAAAATTGATACATATTCGTCCCTCCTTTTCTATTTAGTTTTTCCTTCTAAGAGGTTTTCAATTGCTTTTCTGTCTTGTGGGTTTTTCGGTTTTAGATGCACTCTGACGAAGCTCTTTTCCGTTGTCAGCACTGGAAGACCTAACGGTCTGTAGGTGTGCTTTCGCGTGCCGTATTCGATTTTGGTAACGATTCCGCCTCTGTCGCCTACGATTTTGTCTTCGTCAATCACTTTCGAAATCGATTCCGTTCCCTTCGTGACAATAAGTTTATTAGAGTGGCTTGTGAGACCAGCTAAAACAGAACGAAGGTTGCCTTTCGATTCAGCACCACCTTCATAGGTGTAATCAATGTTTTGATAGACAACTTTTGCATTGTCTTTATTGTCATATATGGTATGTACATTTTCCGTAGTTTCAGAAACATTTGGGAAGAATTGTTGGTTTAAGAGCCCTGTGACCATTGCAAGTAATGAGTAGATCATAATTGCAAGAAGTGACCAAAATAAAATTTTGCTCGGTTTTGAGTAGTCTTTTACATCTTCAATTTTGCAGATATTGCATTGAATGAAATTGAACACACAGACTACGATGAACGAACCGAGGAATAAATAGGGTGCTATTTCTAAGTGCATTAGTCATTTCCTTTCAATAAATTTTCGATAGCCTTTCTATCAGCTTCGTTTGTTGGTTTGGTATAGATTTTGATAACCGGTTCTTCACCAGTTGCAAGAACGATGCCGAAATGTTTTACTTGATAGTGACGGGTACCATATTCGATTTTATAGACCTTGTCGGTTTTGTCACCACGAACTTCGTATGCCTTCACTTTTTTAGTGATGGTTTCTTTGTTTTTGGTGATAACGAGTTTGTGGTCATAGTGTTCGGGTACGGTGTGATTGAGTAGGTCGCTCAATTGTTCATCACCTGAAAACGCACGTCCGTCAGCATAATAAGACACTTTGGCGTCAATTTTATTGTTGTAAATTTGATGAACCTTGTCAGTATAGGTTGCTTTAGCTTTGGTTGGCGTGTCGAGATAGCATGCGATTGACCATAAAGGCAGACCAATAGCAAAAATCCATATTAGTAATGCCATAAATGGGTGTTTTACGTCTCTATCCTTATTTAATATACCATATATCGCCATGATAATGACTGGCGTAAAGGTGCAACCAATTTCAATAAGATCCGCAGTAACTGTCTTTTCCATGGGTTTCCTTTCTACTCAATATATCTGAACCTTGTGTCCAATTCGTTAGTCAGATGGTCAATGAATTGATGTTGGGTCATGGTTGGAAATTCATCTAAGTGCGTGAACAGATAATCGATAACGTCAGAGAGGTTATGTGTTTCTACTGAGTCATCGTATCGCTCATATAGGTATTGTTCACCATTTCCGAAAGTGATTTCTACGGAAACCATTCCTGGTTCCCAGTCACCACCACATGTTGGACATGTGGCTCCCACGTATTGTTCGTCTTGTTCTTTCGGGTGAATTGCTTCAACGGTTGTGTCTTTAAGTTTGAATAACATTGCTTGTCCTTTCTAATCGATGTCGTCAATGTGTTCGATGATCGATGTGTAAGTAACGTCGTCCATAGTATAGGCGTCGTAATAACTATATTCGACACTCACCCAAACGTGGTCGCTTGGGGTTCGTTCAATAAGGAATTTGAAACCTTCAATTTCGATGTGAACGTTTTCTTTAAGTTTTAGAAGAAATGAAGCTACGTCGTCGTATTGGTCGGCGAATCGTTTGATTTCTTTGAGTTTTGGAAGAAAATCTTGTGCTGTTTCGCATACGTCATCTTTATACAAAATTTTTTCGATTTCATAGGAAATCATAGGCAAAAGACTGGGCCCTTTGACTAAATACAAGTTATCACAAGTTTCTTTGTATGCGTTGATGTACATTTCGTTACTCCATTTCTAGTTTCGTTCGTACCAGTAAATATGTGTGAAGTTGTCTAAATAAATCTTCGGATAGGGTTTATCCATGTTCGGTACAATTGAGCTTTGATACATTACTCCGTCTATTTCTTTGCAGAGGTATCCATACCCGTCATCATTTGTATCATAGTAAGCGTCATCCAAGGTGCGTAAGATACCATCTGTGCGTGTTAGGGGAGCTAATATCCCTAGCCCATTCTCTAGGTTCGTTCTATCGGCAACAAATCCGTCCTCGATTAGTTCATATCGATGTACTTGTGAATATTGTAATTCGTTATCTTCTCGATGAAGTTCACTGTATGACGTGGACTTGTAGAAAACAAAACCTTCGTTTAAAAATACGCTCTCAGAGAATATCAAGAGAATTTCTTCTGCTAAGTATGGACAGTACATTTGGCACTCATCATTTACATCCGTAAAGTCAAAATCCCAGGCAACTTTTACAACCATGCGCCCATCATTTTGATTGCGACCCAGATAAGTGACGTCGAAATCTAATTGTTTCGTGTCGGTATGGGGTCGAAATCCAGGAGCGTATTGATAAGGTTCGTCAGAATCACCTAATCCGAATAGTGCAAGGTTCTGCGATGAATCATCACGATAGATTGGAAAGAGTTTGTCGATAACGGATGTGATGTATTGATGAGTGCGTCACTGTCTGATACTTGGTTGATGTTGACCAGGGACGGTTGTTCAATTTCTACTGCCTTTTCTCCATGTCGGCTACGTTGCTTCTCCATGATAATCTGATTGGTGTCTTGTTGCATTTGAAGCCATACGTCATCAGTGCAGAGGGCTAAATAAATGTTTCCGTTGATATGTTCGACCATGTAGCTTCCTTTCGTGTTCCAAAGTGGTTTAAAACATTTGTCATAAATGAAATTAGTTCTTGTTCGGATTTAACTGTTTTTGGGAGTTGCAATTCCATGTGGTGAATGGACCAGTTTGTAATACCGTGTTTTTCGAGCCACTTCACGTCCTTATTGTCGAATTTTTTGAAGAAAATAATGTTTGCTTCGACATATTGGTGGTCTACATTGCGATTATGATTTTGCGGATAAAAGTCAAAGAAGATCTTTTCGAAGTGCATGGAGAGTTGTTCATTGTATTGTTCGATATGTTGAACTTTTTGTGGTAGTTTTTCAGCGATTGATTCTAATTGCTCTTTTGTGAACATTTAGGGTTTCCTTTCTATTCTTCGTCGAGTCCGATAACACCTTCTAATGCTTGGAGCACTTGTTCTTTTGTGAGTTGGTTACTGTCATAGTGCTCGATATATGGATCTGCTCCATCTGTGAGTAAATCAATGTGTACTGTTAACATCGGTTTAGTTTGTTCTGGCTGTTCCATACAAAATGTATAGCCCAATCGATTTAGACGAGGATCATAGTTTTTTGCTTCTAAGCGTGTAAAACCGCCATTCGTTTTGGCAGTGATTCTGTTTGAGGCTGCTTTTCTAAGTGTGTCATAGACATTTGGTTGCATGACGAGATCTTTGATGGCTTTTTCAAGCTCTTTTGTTTGTTGTTTGTTTTCTTCTACTTTTTTCAATTCTTCTACTAATGTCGGCATAGTATATTCCTTTCTATCATACTGGTTCATTCTCGAAAAATGAAATGAGTTCGGCGTATTCTTTGGTAATTCGAATATTCATTTGATACTGTCTCAGACCTTTAGTTCTTGCTACACGTAGATCGTTCACAAAATCTTGATAGATGTCTAGTTCCACCGGTGGCTGGAAGGTCGGTGCATCGTACTGGAATACAGTTATGACGGCAGCGCGGGCAGAAAACTCTTCAATTTCAGCAGCGAGATCGTTGATATGCTTTTGCATTCGTTCGATTGAAGGTGTCCCAGCCTTCATTAATTCTGCAAGTTCACTTGATGGTTTACAATAATATTCTGCGACCATCGTTTTCACTTCGATATAACAGTCATCCACTTTGAAGTCAATTCGAGATGATCGAAGTTTCTTTTCCCTTGTGATTTGATCCGAAATAGAAAGAATTTCTCGAACTCTAGCATCAGTAAGAAACTGTTCTACATATCTGTTTGATCGAGTTTGATTGATTCCCATATAAGTTGCACCATCGTCAAGACTGATAGCTTCTACGGTGTATCGCGTTTTACGACCCGTATTTTCACCGTGGTCGCTCAAATAACATTTAAGGTTTTGCATATTTTTTCGACTGAGACCTGCAATTGTTCCGCCCGAGGGGCAATGGGCTTCGACAATTTGTTCGCCGATTTGAACATTGAAGATGAATCGATTCGGTCTGGATAAGATTAGACCATCGATTAATGGTTTGTCAAAAATTAATTTCATTTATTTACCTCGAATTTCGTTTTCGTTCGAGTTTGAAAAACGGCTCTTTCGAAGTTCCTTTCTCATTTGATGTCAATCACGATTTCTTTTGATTCGCTGTTGTGTGCTTCGCGCCATTCATCACGGTCGAGAACATTGTCGACAATTTCGAAGACGGTGCGCTCGTTGCATTGTTCGAGAATGCTTGCTAATAATTGTTGAATAATCATGATTTGCTTGACGGTGATTGTGGATAGTACAAAGTCTTGTGGCAAATCGTCAATATTTGTCCGAATATCTTGTTCGTATGCACCATAATCATAGGCTTCGAATATTGTATCCACAAGTCGTTCAGGCCATGGTTGTTCCGTAAGTTCTTTAATATTTTCTTTTTCGTCCTGATAGAATAGTTCGGCTAAGAATGCAACGTTTTCAAGAATAAGTGGATCGTCTGTTTCGAGTGCTTGTTGAATGATTCCGCCTAGTTGTGGTGCTGTAAAAATATAGGTCATGTGGGTTCTCCTTTTTATTAAATTCGTCAAAATAGAAAACGAACCAGAGCGAGGCTCTGGTTCTCATTTGTTAGATACTCGACTTAATGAGTCGATTTGCTGGTTGATTGCTTTCGCTTTTTGCATGGCAAGGTTGTCTAGGGCGTTCGCAATTGTTGGTGATTGAACCAGGTCACCAGCTCCTCCGAGTAATTCCATATAGGAACCTTTGCGGATTTCCAAATTATGATGGAGCGTCAACTGCTGATGTAGCATGTCGCGTACTATTTTGGACCAAATATCGTCATATGAGACGATTGTATGCAAATTAATAAGGTTGCGATAAATTCGCTCTCTCAGTGCTTTATCATCATCAGGAAGTCGGAGTTCATCGAAATCGACACCCTTCATATGATCGACGGTTTCAGTCGGTACAATTTGCCCAGATGGCAACACCCAATCGCTACCATTGAATGAGTATTTCAATTGAAGCTCGACTATAGCAAACATGTTGTCGATGTCTTTGAGCACCCATCTAGAAATGCGCCCGTCTGTGATCATTTTGTTGGTCACAATGAGGTGAATGTTATGGGCACCTCGTAGCAGAGGACTCAGATCGCGACTACCTGTTCTTGGCAAACTCAGCGAGAACAATCGATTCATGATTCGTGGATCAGTTGATTTCAACACAATGTCTGTTTCATTGTGTGTCATGATTTGTGACAGCTGTTCATCCGACATGTTATACATATTTTGTAATTGCTTGGTTGTTTGAAGTAACAACTGGTGGTCATCCTCACCGAACCGCTTGTAGTATTCGTTCAGGAAGTCATCCTGATACTTCAAATCCACGAAGAAATATCGATGTGGGAAGGTTTTGCCACTTTTCGCTTCTTTTTCACGCTGATGTAGTAGTAAGGCGGCCTTGGTGAATTCCTCTATGGCGAATGCACGAGGAGATGTTTCAATGGTTCGACCTGCGAGTTTTGCGAGTGCATAAAAGGCGGGTTCGTCCAAATAAATTCCAATAGTTGGGTGGAACAAGTCATTCGGCGCGACGTATCGTGTTAGTGCCTCTATCAATCGATAGGGCATGCTGTCGAGTGGTGTTACTCCATACGCGTAGTTACGCAATGTGCTATAACCTACGTTTACCTCATCTGCAATCAGTTTGAGTTGTGATTTGTTTTCGGTGAGAAACTCTCGGAGTCCCTCTTGTGATAAAAGCAATTCTTTTTTGAATGTCATATTTGTATTCCTTTGTATTTGTTATTCCCGGGTAACTATAGGATATCATATTGCTGTGTTATATTCAAGCAAATATCTTTCCCAAATATGGCATCTAATTTGTTAATCGTGCAAGGTTGATTCTGTCCGTCAATCCCAACATACGTGATCGTGGATATTCGGGGCCGAAGGCGCCTTGTCGAAGTTGGTGTTCTTCGTAGTCGTTCATTTTGTAGCGGAAACTGAAGAGGTTTTCGTTGTCGTTGGCTTCTTGGTAGATGGGCTCTTCCAAATTTCCTAACACTTTCCATTCATTATTGAATTGTTGGAAGAATGTTTGGAAATACGTATAGTTTCCAGAGTGGATTCGACGTTCTACGTTTGAACTATTGTTGTTGATATAAAGTTCAAGGCAAGCACCTACTGCTTGTGAGCGAGAAACGCCCGCTTCGCAATGAACGAGAACATGGTAGTTGTGTTCTTTTGCGAAATCGCCTACTTCTTTGATTTTGAGAGCTTCTTTTTCAGAGAAAACGGGTAAATCGAGTCCTGTTTGTTCTTTGATGGATAAATTTGGATCGAGTTTATCGGCAGCTAAATCGATAAAGGGAACACGGAAGACGGCCTTTAGATTTTTAATCGGTCTGAAAATGACGGGGCAATCTTCCTCATTGCGAATATCAGTGATAGAAATGATAACATAGTCTTCTTTATTGAAGTCAAATGGTCCGCCATAATGAGCTGCGAGAAATGCTTCTTCGGCGGAGAGAACTTTAATTTTTGGCATACTTATTCCTTTCGGTTCTTTCCTTCAGTCGTTCAATTCTACAGTTTTCGTTAGCTTCGCTCACCGCTGTGTACGCTCTTTTGATTCCATATTTGAGGATGTAACCAATTGGTGTGGTGTCTGAAACACTAAATTGTTCAATGAGCACTGAACCTTTGCTACATTTCACTTGCGTTGTTCGTCCTACTGATGCAACAAAGCCATCTTCAACAGGGAATTCTACGGTGGCTTCGATGTAGTCGGAATCTCTTCGTTTTGTCACGGTTACTTTATAGGTTTTATCCATGCGGTCCACGATGATAACTACTTGAAGTGTGTTTGATTCGATTAGCTCAATAGGTTTGGTTATACGAATGCTTGTGATGTCATGTGGTAGCCATGCATTTTCGTTAACTGCCCAGTTGAGTTGGCGTATAGTCCATTGAATGAAGGTTTTGTATTGGGCTAATTGATTAAGCCAACCCTCCACGTCGGATTTATTGGGATGTTCTTTGTCAATTGTAGCGAAAATTTGACTATTCATCGTTATACACGCATTGTCAATTTGCCCATCTTCGTATTCGACTCGAAGCACTAAGCGATTTCCGTCGATCCATGAGTGCGCTTTCATGAGTTCGTCGAGCCATGATTCAGTGTTTTGTTTCAGTTCTTCACGACCTTCTTTACGGAGTTGTTCGTTGACGTCATCGATGTCACTTGGACGAGCAACTTCATATAGTTCAATTTGATAAAAGCTAGAACTATCAACTTTTTGGCCGTATTTTTCCAAATGACTGTCTATCTCAGGTTTATATGCTTTACCATCAACGATGAAGTAATCCGGTACTTCAGGAAAGAGCGCTTCTTTTTGTTCGAGTGTGAGAGTGACCGAGCCCATTTCGGTTAAAATAGTATTATAGCGGATCCATGTTTCGTCGTTCCAAATTTGATGAATTTGGTCGATAGTGTCAAATGTTTTGATTTTCATTTAGAGGTTCCTTTCTAGATTGATTGCATTAATGGGGAATAATAGTGCGTTTTGATTTTGAATTTAACATCAGTATTACTTTTAGTTTGGTATTGTTGTTTGATGTTTTCAATTTCGTCAACTGATTTAAAATATCCTAATGTTTCAGTTCGCACATGGTAAAATTTATCTGAGAATTCATCGAAGTGATATGTTTCAATGATTACTTCATATTTTGGTTTGACTAATCGAATCATATATTCGTTATAGATTTTATCACCGTAATATGATGATTCTTGGAGCACTGTCGAAACGAGGCTGACATCTACGACATAAATACCTTGAGATTTCAATTCATCTAGATATTCATATAGCTTGCTGACGTACGCTGATTTTTTGGTTGATTCATGAAATGTTTCAATTTCAATATCGGCTTTTGTGAAGATTGACATACGAGTTCCTTTCTAACTGTTGTGTGCAGCTTCGACGACAATTTTGTGCCAGAATTTATCTGTGTACATTGAAAGCGTGCCAAAATCATCAGTCATTAAATCAGCCACCGGCATATCTGTTACGGTATCACTTAAGAAAGCAAACAAGGTTTCGAGGTCAATGTCGTTGAATTTACGCATATTCATGATTTGAGCGTCGGAGTTTGGACGGTCATCACTAATAAACATATCGTGTACGAAATCGTTAAGGATGTCGTTTGCTTTTTTGTTGATTAATACGTAATTTGAGGTTTCATCATATTGCTTATTAATTTGGTCACGTATTTGCTCGGCCTTGTCAATAAAGGCGCAGATGACTTTTTGTTGTTCAATTGACAACTTATCAAAGTTTGCAACCAGGTCTTCGGAGCGTGGAACTTCGAACATAAATGAACCTAAGTCGAGTTTCTTTGTCATTGTGCCGTCAGGTTTGATATTTCCAATGAAGTCATCATTTGTGAATTCGACAATAACTTCGTCGACGTAACCGTTACTACAGTTGATGACACGACAAGCGTCACTGATTGTGTCTGCTTTTTCTCTTAGAGTGTTGTTTACGAAGTCAATTAATTCGAGTGATGTGTATAATTGGTGCGTTTGTCCCGGAAATCCGTGATTAGGATAGTGACAGTCGTACATTGTTACTTTATAGGTTTTTTCCATAAGGGTTTCCTTTCTAAAGCTTGTTAAGTGAGTAAACTAAATTTTTGTTTTCGACTGAGACAAATTGTTTATGTTGGTCTAGTTCGTCGTAGATGTCTTCGATGTCGAAGTCTGGTAGGAGTAGTGCAAAGGAGTCGTGATTTTTGCGATCATCTTTGTCTTGAGCGATTAATCGAATGAGGAAAATAAGTCCTTTTTCTTGGTCATATTCTTTTTCAGAACTGAGTTCTTTGAATATTTGATTAAAGGTGTAAGCACGAGCTTGGACGAAATCTTCACTCACAATTTTGGTGATGTTTTCAGGTGTCAATTGTTCATAGGTGTAGATTGGCATGAGTTTTTTAACGGTTTTCGGCTCTGTAATCAAATTGATTGGTTTTGCAAGATAGTATTTATCGGGTTCTCCGAAATAGTATTTATCTTTGGAACTTCGGAGTTTAACTTCATGACTGAATCCATATTTATTGAAATATCGGTTTACGAAGTTTTCAAATGTTAGTTCGTCCGGTTCATCAGTGAGTTGTTGGATGATGTCGATTAAGATTTCAGTTGAAATTCCTTTTCCACGACCCCAATCATCGTCGTATGATCCGTATGCGCCGGGATCAGCTGGTTTGATGGTTAGTCGATAGTATTTATCGTTATGACTTATATCGATGGTGACATCACATAGTTCACACGTATTGTCCGCCCATGTACCATTAAATTCGCTTCCGGTGTAGTAGTCTTCTTCGATATTTTCGATTTCGAAGTCTTTTAAGGTTGCAATTGTCATTTGGCTTCCTCCGTTTCTCGTGGGTCGTGTTGTGGTGCGAGACCGTGGTCGAGGAATGCTTGGATGACTTCTTCATCAGTGACCGTGCAATTGTCATCTGTTAAAAGGTCATTTAATTTTAAAAATTGTGCCATTTGGGTTATTGTCTTTCTAATTGGTTGGTTATTCTTTATGAGTTGACGAATTCCATGTATCGCCCACGGCGTATTGATTATAGATTTCTTCTGAAACATCGATTGTTATAGTTTGCATTTTATTATTTTGATCATATCCACGGATGTCTAAATAATATTTAGTGGGGATTGTTTCATCGGAACAGATAGGTATGTCTCCAATAATATAAATGTGATTTATTTTATATTCAGCGTCGGTGTGTTTACCAACGATTATACCTTTGGATAATTCTGTATCAGGGATAACGAAATCCAACACCATGATGACTATACCGAATAAAGTTACGATCGAGAATGCGATTATGAATGGAGATGTAGTCATTTGGTTTTCCTCAATTCATAGATGATTTTCGTCGACCACGGAAGTTCATCGATTTTGAAGTACTTTTGCAAATACGGTAGATAGGTTTCGTCGTATTCTTTTTGACTATTTATGATTTCGTAGCCGTGTGAACGACAAATCCATTTTTCGATAAGTTCAGGCGTGACGCTGTAGGTTTCTTGTGCTTCACGTTTGAGCGAACCTAATCCCCAAACAGTGTGTAGCATGATTTCGTAGATATCGTGTCTAGTCGCGATATAAAAGTCGGGCTCTGTGTCTCTGTTAATTTGTTTAATAACGGTTGGTTTTGTGAGAATTGCGTTTTTAATAAGTTCTTTTATCCACGTGTGGATTTCGTCATGTGCGTCACTTGAGGCGACTTCAAATGATGTGATGTAGTCCGGATTCGGGTCATATCCCCAATCACGAATAACAATCACGCCATCAGGTTTGAGCGCTTTATCAAGCATAGCGAAAGTTTCTCGGCGTTCGGGACGTGATAAATAGCTCATCAATTCGTGAAACACGCTCGATAGATAAATCACATCGAATTTATCTTCCGTGTTTTGGAGTTGTTCTTTTGTGAGAAAATCGATATTGTTTTCTTTTAGTTGGTTTTGAACGATTTGTGACACGTCATAAGCGATGTAGTGAGCACCTGTTTGTTGTACTTGTTCGATGAACTCTGGTGAGAAACCAGAGCCGAAATCAAGTAGTTTGATGCCTTTATCAAGGTGTTTTTCAATTACACCGAACTTAGACAAGGCTGTTTTGTTCATGCGTTTTTGATAGGTTTGGTTAGTGTGATTTTCCATTTAGTTCCTTTCTTTCAGAAAATTTTCAGAAATAGTTGACAAGGTGCTGTTTCGTTTGATATAATAGTTTTACTATCAAACGAAAGGGATTACATTATGTCAATTAAATCTATTGCGATGCTCGCGGTTGTTGGGCTTTCGACCTTTGCCTCAATCGGAGCTGTGTCAGCTGACACAAACAATACGGCTTATGGTCGTTACGGTGTGAATCTGAACATCGATTACACTAACCGTCCGAATGAAGATCAAGGCGAACAATATACATCAACTGGGCGCATCGTCCGTGTTCGCGGTGTAAGCGACTGGTCGCAAAATTCTTGGAATAACGAAGGTCAGAAAGTTTATAACTTTACAGCTGAACTCGGCGAGCAAATGCCGGAATCATCAGACTTCCTCGGAAAATACAACTATGAAGGAAACATTCATGTAGATGGAATGGAATTCCGATTCTGGTCCATTAAACGTTAAAAGTGCGTGCTAGACGCACTTTTTATTTTTCTAATAGTTCTTCGTAAGCACGTTTGAAACCTTCGAAAGCGACAACGAGAGCGTCGTTTACCTGTGGTGCAACGTGCAAGACTTGTTCGAGCGGAACGTCATATTCGTCAAGTAAGTCTTCGATTTCTGACATTTCGTCATCTGTGACGTAGTGTTCGAGGTTTTCTTCGCAGATGTAAACACGGTCGTTGTGCATGTCGACAATCATTTGTTGTCGTTTGTTTTTAGAATGTTTAACAAAGGACCTTCTTCACCGGCAACGGCTCCGAGGAAAAACAGGCAATGTTCGTGAGTGATTGTTTCAAAGTTGATCATTGTAGTTTTCCTTTCTAGTCTTCGCTGAAGAACGCGATTTTTAAAACATGAAGTATGTCTTTAACACTGGCATTTGGTTCGACTATGGTTACTTTAGATATGTCACCGTCAAAGGTTGTTGTCATTTGGGTGTGCCACGGGCAATATATTTTATCACGTTTGTCAACAGTTATGGATAGATTCCGATAGATTGTGACTCGATATAGGTTCCAACCCGTATCGATGATGTCTGTATAGGCTTTGTTCAACAAGTCTAATTTTTTGAGCTCTTGTAATAGTTTGTCAGCTTCACTGTTTTCGAAAAATTCATTGAGTTTCTTGATTTTTTCGGATTCGGTCATGCGTTCATTACGTGTTTGTTCAATGAGTTTTTTGATTGACATTGTAGTTTTCCTTTCTAGTCTTCGCTTAAGTCTTCTCCTTTGAATTTCTTACGGACTAACCCGTAGACGGCGTCTGGGCCATAGTCGTAAGAGTTGTCGCGATAGGCGAGCGTGATTTCGTACAATGGAGCCGATTCATCGAGTTGAATGTCTTTTTCGAGTTCGATGCCAAGACCACTGCCACCGCCATGGATGCGATTGAAGAGACCGAACGTCGTCGAAGCTTTGATTATACCTTGTTTACGAGCAACGGCTAAGATGGCTTCAAAGTCATTACTGTCAGGAATCGCGATGAGTTGCATCCCATAGAGCTCTGTATCGTAGTCGTACAATTCTTCACTCAAACTAGTTAAGAATGGTGATTTTAGCACGGTTTCTTCATTTTTGAGGTCTTCGGGCGCATAGCCTTGTGTGGTGATTAACCATTCGATGGGTGTTGAGACAGTTGTGTCGTGGTCGTTATACCGTTCTTCGATGGCGTGATAATCATCGTCCCAGCTTTGACCGAAGTAGATTGTCATGTCATCAGGCGCAGAGTTTCGTAGAAGTGTTTCGACATTGAAATCGGTTTCAATGTAGTCGTTGAAGAGTTCGAGGTAGAATTCATCTTCTTCTTCGACTTCGGGGTTCTGATCGTAGAATTTGTTAATAGCTTCGTAATCGGGGAGCCATTCCATGTTTTCTTCAACGTACCACGCAGTAGCTGTCTCAAAGGTCGTTTCGTTTTCAAGAGCGTCTTTTAAGATAGTCTCTTGAGCTGTTGCTGAGAGATCATCGCGATAGTCCCAATAAAGTGTGTCGGTGAAGTTGTCGCCGTATTCATCTTTGAGGAATTTCGCAAAAGTGATTTCTTTTTGGAAATCTTCGTCGGATAGATCAAGTGATTCTAAGCCGTGTTTTGTGAGAAGTTCATTTAGTTTGTTCGGTTCTGCGACAACCGCTAAGGGTGTTTCGGTTGCGCGGAGGAACTGGTAGAGCGTTTGGTTGTTCGATAAAGTGATTGATAAAAGCATGATGTGAGTGTCCTTTTTATTTAATAAATATTATCATTAATGGTAATAGGATTCCGATGATTGCTATGAAAATGTCTCGTTCGTTATGAGCTATACGAAGTAATATTAAACCAGTAATAGTTGTTAATCCGATACAAATTCTTGGTCCATTTGTTAATAGGATATTCCATCCGTGGCTGAGTGATGTCGATGGTATTTCATTGCTTTGTGTAAAGAATGCAAAGACACCAATAACGAATAAGATCATTGAGACGATTATTAAACAAATACGTAGTTTATCTATTTTGGTGTTTTCTGTCATTTCAGTGTCCTTTTTAGTTTGGTGTTGGTACGAGGTGTGGTTGTGGAAAGCTGATGTGGAGGTACCATACGATAAGTGGCACGGCTATTCCAGCAATGAGAATGACTAGCGCCAATTTAGGTGAGTCTTTTCTTGCGATGAACACTACAATCAGACAGATTAGGCTGATAAACCCCGCCATTCCGTATTCAATCAAGTCCATATTGTCGATAATGGTTTGCATTCCAGGGCTGATTGATGTTGAGTTTGGATTGGTGCTCGGGTTTGTTAATAGTAGATAAGCACCGATGAGAAATAGCATAACGGTAATGATACGTAAGAATATATGCAATTCTTCTAAGGATTGGGATTTTTCATTTTTTTTCGACTATAGTATTTTCGTCCATAGGTTTTCCTTTCTAGTCTTCGCCGAATAGTTGTGCTGTTGATTCATCACCGATGGCTCCATATTCAACAGTAATGCGAGCTTCATTGTATGATGTTTTCTGAACTGGTATTCCGAACCATTTCAAGGTGATGGGTGTTGAACGGTATTCTATTTTAGTGATGCGTCCTTTTGATGTATTGTGATTGACACCTTTCGGCCATTTTTCGATAAAGTTATCGTTTGTGAGTGTGGCGTCTTTCGATGTGGAATCGTTTTTGTTGGTTGCTGTAATGGTGACGTCTGCACGGGCATCGTTCGGGCCATTGGTTCCGAGTAAGGTACCCATCAGGGTGTCATTGGAGCTAAAGAATTTTTCTGTGTCACCTTTGGTGATTAGTTTTTTTGGATTCAGTTTCATATCGCCTGATGTGACAGTGACATCGGCATTAATGTTGGTTTCGTAAACAACGTACCATTTTTTGTCTAAATGTTTTGCTACCTCTTTATAATTTGTAAAAGATCCTGTTTTGTCAAATATGAAGATCACTGCAATGAGTGATATAAACCATAACAATCGCCAAGGATGCTTTTTACTGTGTTTGTCTTTTTTGAAACTAGTCACGATAATAACGTCACCTATCGCAATAAATGCAATCAGTGTGAGTAACATTAGTATTCCGTACATAGGTTTTCCTTTCTAGTCCTCACCAAAGAGTTGCGTGGTCGATGGATCTTTTTGCCCTTCGTATTCGATGGTGATACGAATTTCTTCGTAGTTCACTTTGTCGACAGGGGTATTGAACCATTTTTGCGTAACAGGCGTTGAGCGATATTCGATTTTGGTGATATGCCCTTTCGACTTGTTCGGTTTCATCCCCTTTGGCCACGTTTCAATAATGTTGCTTTTTGGAAGTGTAACTGTTTTTGTTGTTGAGTCAACGTCATTTGTGGCGGTGATGTTGACTGAGGCTTCATTCTTATTATTCCATGGAAATGATAGACCTGGCATAAAACGGTCAAAGTCTTCTTTTGAAACGGTACTTTTTGGAGTAATGGGCGTATCTAAACCTCTACATGATTCTATTTTCACGTCAGCGTTAATGTTATTTTTATAGATGACGCGCCATGATTGTTTGGATTGTTTTACGTCTGGTGTTTTTGACAATACCGTAGTTGTGGTTGTAGTGAAGGCGAGCGATAATAAACTTGCTAATACAATTAGTATTAGAGACGCTAGTTTTTCGGTTTTCTTAGGTGTTTCTTTACCGATAGGTGTGACTGAGGCACCGGCTAGTATAAATATGATGCTGATAGTAACACTTACTAATCCTGCGTACATAGGTTTTCCTTTCTATTCTTCGAGATAATCCAAATATTCATCCCAAGGATCATCGTCTAGGACTTCTTTATAGGCGGTGTAATTGATATAGTCACCGGGTACGACTGCGACGATGTTATTGTGTTCTGGATCACCTGCATCTTCAAGTGTTGTGAAAATACCGTGTAAAACAATTTCCATGTCGAAACCATCGTCCGTGTATTCGTGTGTCAGGAACATGTATTGTGACAAATCAAGAATATCGTTTGCCACGAGTTCTTGAACGGTACAAGGAATGGTGTTATTTTCCGAATATTTTTCTTCTTTGAATTCGAGTTGGTCAAGTGGATGGATATAGTGACCGTCAAGCCAAAGCAATTCTAGCAGTTCTGGTCGGTTGGTTTGTTTGTTGATGCGGTATCTAATGTCTTTGACGTTTTTATTGCCACGTTGTTTAAAACGGTTCAACTCAATGTTTTTGCGCTTGTTAAGAAACTCGATGAGTTTCTCATAATTCATGGCTTTAGAATTTGGAATAATTGTTAGCATGAGGCGTCCTTTCTATTCAATTGTTCGATGAGTTCGTCAACAGTAATACCTGGATGATTGTGAGTTATATCTGAAATAATTTCGTTGATTTGTTCGTATGCAAGTCCGATGACTGTGTTTCGTAATTCGTATTCCCAGCTGTACCATTTAGGATCATCAACTCCGGCAAGTTGTGGTCCATGATAATGGGGTGAAAATGGACTATATCGTGAATATGGAATTGTTTCATCAACAGGTCTTATTTTTGATGCAAGTGTAGCACGAGTTTCTTCTGAAACAATGCGTTTATTGTCATCTTTGGACCAATTTTCGCCATCATCACATGCAAAATATTTGCACCCACTTTGTTTATAATGCACATAGTCCAATTTGAGATTGCCGATACCGCCTAGCATTGGAAATTCAATTTCAACGGCAGGTTGTGTGATAATGGTAAAGGCGTAACCTGTTTCGTCGATGATGTCGTTCATGTTTTTTCCGTCAAGGTTGAGACACTTAACGAATTCAGGTAAATCTTCTTCATTTAATACCGCTTGACTGTTTGGGGTATCACACAAATAAATACGATTTGTTGCAGCGCTATGTTCGAACTCGAATTTGATACAGTCCGCGATTTGTTCCAAATTGGTAATTGTTAATTCGCCATCGAAATAGTTTGTGTGACTGATTGTGTAAGGTTTTAATTGTTTTTGAATTTCTTTTAAGAAGTACTGTTTTAGTACCTCTTGTTCTTTTTGTGAAAGGGTCGATTGTTTCATGGTTTTTCTTTCTAAATGTTTTTTCGGAAAATGTCTACGGGTTCATCATCTTCAAGATAAACAGCTGTTAATAACTGGTCTTTGTTGTCGAAATTGTCAATATGAACGAGCGTATCTTCTACGATTTCGTCTAATGATGATACGAAGATGTCAACAAGACAGTTTTTACGAGTTGAGTCAACATCAATAACTAGTTTGCGGTCGGTTCCCGGAATGATAAATTCAATCATTTCTTTTACCGGAAGCGGAACGGCTTCGATATCGGCTGTAAATACGATTGGATTTTTCGTATTGATAGTTGGAATGCCTTGTTCAAACATACGGTTCCATTCTTCTTCAGATAATGATTTTGTATCGTTATAGAGATCGATATCTTCGCCTGTTCCGAAATCCCACAAGTGATAATCAAGATTATAGCTGAACTGTTGATTTTTGAGCAGTTCGAATGGTTCGATGATAGGTGAATCTAAAATAACGCTATCGAACAGAGCCAAATCTGGATAGTTTTCGATTGAGGCAACGCCGTTGAAGAAAAGTTCTGTGCGAGTAGTTGATGTTGGAGCGATAACGGTTTCTGTTGTGTCGACGTATTTGATTGTTGCCCCATCTGGCTCAGTGTAGGGTTGATCCCACGTGATTTGTGGGTTTTTGATGTAAATTTTGTGCGTTTTAGTCATAATGTAGAAATAGTTATTACTTGCTTTTTCTACTTTTGTGCTAAACAAAGAGTTTAGGTCGTTTTGTGAGAGTGATGCTTCTAATTTGTTGTTCATATTAGTTTTTTCCTTTAAAAAAATTTCGCAATAAAAAAACGACCACGAGCATGGCTCGTGGCATTTTTAGAATTTCGTAAGAGGAAAGGGCTTGGGCGAAAGCCCATTCAAAAAACCTCACGTAGGTGAGGTTTGCTACTGTCGGCTTTTTCACATCTAAGAGGGGTGTGCCGTCCTGTTAATAATAGTATAGCATTTTGAGCGGGGTTTGTCAATTTTTAAGGTAATGCCTCCATCACCTTGTGCTCTTAAGAGCGTCTCATTTAACAAATATAGTATAACATTTTGAGCGAGGTTTGTCAATCTTTGAAGATGGATTATTCAATTACTTCATAAACTTTATCAAAATTGACTCGTTTGACTGGATAATATTCGCCGTCAACACCTCGAATCAAAATTTCTGTAGGATACAATTTTTCAACACCTTCTAGTGTATTGATTAAAATATATCCTTGTTCTTGAATTTCTTTGATCAAGTCATTTCGTTGAAGAAAAGTCAATGGTTCATTCGGGTTGACTTGATATCCTACAAAATCCAGAACTTCGATGATGTCTTGTTCGTTTAAGGACTTAAACTCTACGCATTCTACTTCGTAAACCTTTTTAACAAACGTATTAGTAGTATGTGGAACTCTATAATACGTTTTTAGAAAAACCCCATGGTCGATAGCCCAGAAGGATTTGTCCGTGTTTCCTTCAAAAATAACCCAATTTCCATACTTCAACGCTATTTCTCCACGTTCTTTCTGGATATAAATTGTTTTATCAGTTTCATCATATCGAACAGGTTCGTTTTCGTTAGTTCTCAATAATTTTAAAAATTCATCGAGGATGATGTTGTGGTTGTAATGAATTGCCATTACTTCAATTGGTTTTTTACGTGCTTTCATATAGTTTCCTTTTTTGTATTTGTTAGTCGTTTAAAACGAATGATTTCATGTTTCGTCTGAAATAAATTTCAGCACCTAACCACTGAATAGTTCCTACAATCGCACCAACTGCAAAAATTGATTCAAAACTTAATTGTAATTGATGTAAGAACAACCAAAGTAGTAAAGGCGTTAATATAGCTGTTGGTATTGCGTAAATCATCTGAGCTATACCGTTCAAATCGTGTCGATACGAACGACTAATAGCCAACCACATATAGTAGCGTAGCTTTGTTACAATCTCAATAGGTAACAATACCCAAATGATTGGAGAGATAATACCTTTATAGATTGACTCGGGTAGCCAAGACAAGCCGTAGTAAGCAATTGCATAAATCAACGCTATGGAAAGAACTGCGCCAACAGCCGCTTTCCAAAAGACATATTTATTGTCCTTGTGTGGAATCGGTTCATTTAAACCTACATTTCGAGAAACATGACTGTTCAAAAGACCAGCCATTGAATCAACCCAACCTTCAGGCAACATCATAAGGTTTGAAATCCAATATTTAATTGCTGCGTAAATTGGGTTGATTGTAATCGTAAGACCCACGCCAATGATGGCTGATAATCGTGGAGCAAGTCGTCTGATAAGTTCCCATTTAACAATTTTCCAATAAGTTTTGATTTCATGCCATGAAAATTCAAATCCTTTAGAAAAGAAGTCAGGTATTGGTTTCTTCCATAGGAACCAATAGAGTGGTATAGCGTTAGTTATCATATTCACCACTAATGCTGTATTCACACCTAAATGCAAAATATGAGTTGTGAAAAAGATACCAATCAACATAGACCATGCAATAGCGTGATCTAAAACCGTAGCTTCTTTACTTCGCCCTCTCGTTCTTAGGTAAGCGGGTATGAATGTAGCCCAAGGGGCTGCAATTAAAATAGATATGATTGAAAGCTGGAAGTACGGTATGTAAAATGGCAAATCAGCAGGAGATACACCCAATATCAATAACAACTTCGGTAAGAACATAAAGCTACCGATTGCTGACGGCAATAACATGAGATAGAATAAGTATATGTGGTTTTTCACTACTTTAGATTCTATACTCAACCCTTCTTTTTCGATCAGTTTAGGTAGTGTTGCAGTCATAGAGGTTCTGGCTGTGTAGTAAGTAGAGGATAAAACCACCCAAAAAGCGTCGTTTACTCCAAACAGAACTGTTATTCGCTCTACCAAGTTTTTATCAGCTAATAAACTGAAGCATAAAACCCAACCTATTTCAACAGCGTTGTCTGCAAGGGATCCAATAAATGCGTGGTAAAGCATCTGTGTCAGCTTTTGACGGGTCCATGGTTTATTTTGTAACATCAGATACATCCGTATTAGCAAATGCAAGGTTTTCTATAACACCGGACATAACATCAAAGTTATCTTCTGAAAGCAGAGATTGCAATTCGCTATTTGTTAGTTTGTTGATCGCGATGATAATGCTTCGGCTACCGAATTTGGATTGAAGGTTTTCCACCGTAAGCATGTTTCCATATTTTAGTACAATTTTTAACTTTTCTGGGGAAATTTGGGAGATTTCGTCCGGAGTGATAATTGTTAGACCGTGTGTGAGTTTTGATATTGGTACACTGTTTACCATCTCAACTAAGTCTGCAATTTGTAGTTCTTTAAAAGCCGTCAATACATTTCCAAGAGGCACCTTAGACAGCAAACTAGGCAATGATTGTCCGGTCTGCGTTTCAACCTCATTCACTTTATTTAGTAATTTTGAATCTAACATGTTTTTACCTTTCTATGATAAAACCTCGCACATGCGAGGTTTTGTTGTCGTTAGCCTTGACACTTTTAGGGGAGTGTGCTGTCCTCTCGATGATAGTGTAGCATTTTGAGCGGGGTTTGTCAATCTTTAAAAACGGATGTTTTTGAGTCACCATTCTTATAGGTTATTCGGATTTCACCATCAACATCACGTTTTTCAAGTTGTCCTGTATATTTGCCCAAATGTCTTTTGACACCGTCAATTTTACGATATTCGATTTTGTCAATTACAACATTACTGTTAGTCACATCTTTAGGAAGTTTATTATCACGAGACAAAAAGACTTTGCGCTCTTCTTTACTATCTTTTGTGGTTACAATGATTGAACCGTCATAAAGATTATACAGATTGGTGTAATGTGCATAATCTTCAAGCTTTTCCAGTGTTTTGGGCGACGTAGTTGTATTACCTAATAGTTCTAAATTGTCAAATTTTAGAAAAACCGTTGAGTACTCGTTTTTAGTTGGATAAACTTGCGTCCATTTTGCTGAACTGTTTGGCTCATAGTGCGTACTTGTTGAAGCGAATACTAGCCCCACTAATAAAGCGACAGTGAAGCCGAGCAAGCTCCAAAAGGTCTTGCTGCGATCATGTTTAGCTGCGTTTACTGTGAGTAATAGGCTTGTTAGTAAGGCGAGCCATGTGATGACTAGCGTGTTGATACCTGTCAAGTAAAATTCAATCAGTTTATGCATGCTTTATACCTCACAATTCGACAACTTTAAATCCGAATTCATTCAAGCTTAATTCGGCGTCGTAGGCACAATCATAGAAAAGCAAATCGTTTTCGATAGCGTCTTCCATATTGTCTGTTTCTGCAAATTCTTCGTTTGCGAGGTCGATCAATTGATCTTCTGTGAGGTTTTGTCCGACGAGTTCGCCGTTTTCGTTATATACATTGTACATGTTTGTTTTTCCTTTCTAGTTTAGTCCGATGTCACAAGGTTTATTGCGTGGGACGATGCTGAGTCGTGAGTTGTCGAAGGCTTGCTTTTCAGCGTCTTCTTGTGTGTCGTAGACGCCTTCTAGGACGACAATATCGCGACTGTCGTAATCGATATGGGTGAGAACATATTGAACGTCATCGAGTGCGAGAATGTCATTATCGAGCAATTCTGGCCACTTGATGCCGGGAATGTCGGTTGAATAGATGCCGTCAAAGTTCAACTGTGTCGAAATGAATTTAAAGCAGTGGTCTTTTGGACGGTTTTCTCTAGCATGTTCACGCTCATAGTTCACAATTACGAAACTATTGCTCGTTGTGATACTCAGATCGGTAATTTTGTAACCGGTTTCTTTCTGGTATGTTTGTGAAATATGTTCAAGGTTGTTTTCGATATAGATGGCGAAGGCATCGTAATCGAAATTCTGTGGGTCGATTGCAATGGTTGTTAGCATTGAGGTTCCTTTCTAGTTAAAAATAAAATCAACGGCTTCTTTGACAGTTTTAAATGTTGTGTCAGTAATGCCGAATTCGTGATAGTTTGTGACCAAAAATGATTTATCTTTTGAAAGCATGATACTGAATGGAATGTATAAATCCTTTTCCATTAGTTCGATTGCGTTGGGATTGATAATAATTGTGTAGTCCCAATGATCATCATGTTTGTAGATTTCGTTGACGATTTCTTTTGTGAAGTCTAATATAGTTTGCATTTGAGTTCCTCTCTAGAACCAGTGAATTGGTTGCTCTGTTAGTCCACTGTTTAAGATGCTGTTCAGAATTGCGCCTACGAGAAAGGCTGATGCGATAAGCAGGAATGCAATACTGAATAGTATTACGAATAGAGCGGCAACAGCTTCATCATCTGAATATTCTTCAGGTTTATCATGTGACAGCCATTTAATAAAAATGAAGAATAGACCGAACAATAATAGTAGGATTCCAAGACAAGGCAGAATTCCAAGGTTCATTAGAAAGGTTATTAGACTTGAATTTTGTGAATTTTCCATAACGACTCCTATTCAAAAATGAAATCGACTACCTGTTCGATGGTTTCGAGGTCAACTTTCATGATGCCATCGTCGTAGTCGGCTACAATATTAAAAAGACCGTTTTCGGTCAATGTGATGATATAGTAGCCTGGAAAGCGTCCAGTTTCTCTGATAATGATTACGTCAGGTTGTACTACGATGTCGTTATCGTAATAGGGTTCACGTCTGTAGATAATTTCTACGAGTGGTTTAACATAGTCTAAAATGTTGTTCATTTGGTGCCCTTTCTAAATGTCAGTCTTATCGTAAATCCATTCACGAATGATGGTATCAGCTTCGTCGTCGTATGGAATTTGTGATTTTGTTTCCAAGTTTCCGTACCCATTGAAACGTACATAGTCGTCCGCCCAATGTACGTCTCCGAAAATCGCGGCGCGAACGGCACGGGCTGGTTCTTCAGAGAAGTAGAGGTTGTAGAATTCTTCGTCGTGAGGCATCCATTCCGACACACTCAAGTTTTCTTGTGCGACGCTTGGGAGCTGTTCGTAAAGTTCAGCTAAATCGTAATCGAACAGCTCGTACAATGTTTCAATGAGTTCTTCGAGCTCGTCAACATCACGTTCTGTTGGTGTTGCTGAAATCGTGATGTCTTCGTTATTGTAATCGATTTCAATGTTCGTGACGATGAATTCGTCGTCTTCGTCATAATCCAATAGAATAGTCCATAAGTCAGTCACTTTATTGATTTCGATTGGTTCTTTGTTTTTGAGGTTGATGGTGATACTATCAATTTTCATTTGTTTTTCCTATCTATATTGTTCTGGCCAAAGATATTTGGCTTCAGCAGATACAACAGCTGTTTCGATATTTTCGTCTGACATCGCCCGATAAATATCTTCTGAAATCGGAACAATCCCAAAGCTGTGCATAGTTAAAATCGTTTTATAATCATCCGGATATTGCTTGTGATAAGCTAAGATGTCTGGATCATCTGTTACTTCCAATATGTTAAATGCGACATTTTCAGCTAATTGGGAAGGATCCGCGCTTGCGAATCCCATCCTCAGCTGATTTAGGTCTTGGTCTAAAATTCCATAGTACATGTTTATTTTCCTCTCGTTTTAGATGCTGATGCGCCAAAAGTTGCCAATCTTTTGGTGGTTATAGGTTTCTTCGTCTACTTGAATTGTGACTGTATGTCCATTACCGTTTTCATCTTCACCGTATACATCAAAGTAATATTTGGCAGGCTTCGTTTCATCAGAGAATATAGTCTCATCTCCCATCATATAAGCATTCGTTTCCTTGTGTTTTTCGGTCATGTGTTTGTCGACGATATGCCCTTCTTTGATTGGTGTTGCACAGGCTGTGAGAGAAATCAGGCTCAAAACGAGAAGAAGTCCTTTTGATAAGTGTTTCATTTTGTCACCTTCTTATTTACAAACATGGTTTTACCCCCAAACAACATACGACGCATAGACAATATTGTTGTGATAGTCGTAATTTTGAGGTAAGAATTGACCATATTTATCTTTCAACTCTGAAATAATTTCATCTTCAGAGTTATATGCCGGTTTTAACAAAGTTGGCCAGTTGCCCAATGGCAAGATATAAACATCTTCGGTTGGTTTATTTTCATCGTCAAACGTTGAATTGTCGATAGCGCTTTCAATCGTAATCTCTTCAAAGGTTTCATCGATAAAAACGACACCAAGGTCTAATAAGTCGTCATAGAGTTCGTACATGTCTTGGTCGTGTTTGTCGAGATATTCTCTAAAAACGTTTTCGTTTTCGATGTAAAGTCCGTAGACTTGTCCGTTGTAGTTTTGTGATGACATAATTTTTTCCTCTTATTCTTTAAATTTCTGGATATTGCAAGTCGCCTGCGCTGATTTCATCGCTTGGGTATCCATTAAGTGCGCGATAAATAGCCATTTCGATGCGTTTTAAACTTGGTTGATTTGCATAAGCGAATGGTATGTTGTTTTCTTTACATACATTCACAATGTCATATGACATACTGTGACTGATACCTGTTTTTGCGATAATAACGAGATCGGTATTGTCGAGCATTTTTGCTTTACCTACTTTAAAGCCAGCCATATAAGTTCCTAATTGTTGTACTTCGACGGAATCGGCACCCTTTTCTTTGATGAGGGTGTTTTCGATTTCTTGAATCATGCGTGGCGGGATTCCGTAAATAGCAACTTTCTTACCAGTCAAGTCATAGTCAATCGAAGAGCGAGATTCTCGCTCTGTTTTTGTACGTTTTTTGACTGTACTGGTGTTTTGTACAGTGGTTTCGCTATCATATCCGCGATAGACCCAGTTGATGTATGGGTATCCGTCTTCTTTTAGGTATAAGTCTACAGTGTCACCTGCATGGATGTTGAATCGATCTGCCATTTGACGCAAGTAGAAGATATCGAAAGCGCAACCGAGTTCCTTAATAGTTTGCCCGTTGATGTCTTTTGCGATATAGAGTTCTTGCGAGTCAGGTTCGAGTTCTACAATGCCGTGTTTGATGTAGTGAAGTAGCGGTGCAGTTGGATCATCACCGAGATTTTGGTTAATGATTTCGTGCGAGTCATTACGGAATTCGACTAATTGTCCGTGATGAAGGTCTAGCGCACGATATTCACCAATATTTCCTGTGAAGATTTCAGCACCCGTGTCATCACAGACGGCATAATAGCCGGGTTTTAGATGTACAGTACCTGTACGGATGTTCGGTACAGGTGTTTCTTGCGGTGTGTTCTCGTTCGTGATGTCTTGCTGTTCTTCTGTAACGGTTTCTTTTTGAATGAGAGGGGCTAGAAACTCACCGAATTGCTGATCGGTGTGCCCCATGAATTGTTGTGCGGCGATGACTCGTGTCAGATGTCCCGCCAAAAGAAGGTCTTTACAGCGTTCGCGCACGAGGTCGTCAAAGTTGTTTCGCATATAGTTTCCTTTCTAGCGTTTCTTTTACAAATCTTCTTCATTATCTTCGAGGTAGTAATCGATTTTGATGCCGATGATTTGACCGGCTTCATTTTTTGCCACGTAACAGTCGTACGAACCGTCGCCGAGTCCCGATGACGTGACGACTGAGTGTTTGTCGGTCCAGATGCAGTTGACGGGTGTCGATACCCTGTAATCATTTAGTGATTCGCCTTGGATGCCATATTGAGAGCCTTTTATCATCAGTTCCGTTTCTTGATGAAATAGTTCAAGTTCTATTCGATTCCCGAGATCTCTTTCTAATTCCGTTTCGGCTGATTCTAGTTCTTTTCTTAGAGCGATTCGTTTTTGATGTAGTGGTTTGATTTTGTCAATGAGGTATCGCCCAACAGGCGTTACGGGTTGGCGTTTATAGGCGAATGTTTGGATGCTATCGTACCAACGTTCATCGCGTTCTTCATCGTCTTTGATGCAAGAGAAATGGTTGTAGTCATAGATACCCGCTTGACCTGAATCAACACCTACGCGGATGTCTGTTTCTTCGAAATCATCTGGCTCTTCAACATCTTCATGCCACGCAATAAGTGCGGAGCAACGGTTACCCCAACAGTTGACATTTAGATTTTCAGCTTTGGTGTGCCAAGTTCCTGGTTTTACGTTTTCAAGCACACCTTGACACCATATGTCGAGGTCGTAACATGGATCCGAAACCATGACTTTATCACTGAGTTCGATGTCACGTCCGTTTTCAGACGGTAATACAATATCGGCACGTGTATAGTCATCGTACCACGGATCACGGAACCATTTTTGAACGTCAGGTTCCAAATCATAAGTTTTGATTTCAATAGTATAGATGTCACAGGTTGTTTCACGTACGATTTCACCATGTGCTATGATTTTGAAATGGATAAGTTGGTCGTTTTCACCGTCCAATTCCCATTCTAATTGGAATTCATCTGTGTTCTGCCAATGTTGTTCGAGTAATTGTGCGAGTTCTTGTACTGAATGGTATTTGTACATGTGGGGGTTCCTTTCTAGTCGAGTCCTTGGTAGAGAATGTAGTTCAAATCGTTAATTGTTCTATCAATGACAGCATGGAAACGTTCGTCGATGTTTGTGAGTGTATATGTTTTATCGTTTAAGTCGATTTCAATTTCAGCGATTGGCATCAGTTTGTAAGGATATCCTACAATTTCTACGGATGGGTCTAGTTGTTCGCACGGATCAACGGTAATAGTGATTTTTGAATTATAAATTTCAATTTCAGTTGCACCATTTGGGCTTGTAAATCTCAATCGTTCATTTTTGGTAATAACGTCTGATTTCATCAACAGTTCCATTAACGTTGCAAATTTAGGTGCTTGTGTGAAAGCAATCAATTTGTTTATGACAATGGATTCGCGGTTTAAGTAGCTATATAAGGACATGGAATTTCCTTTCTATTTATCTAGTCGGTTAACGAGCTCAAGTCCACCTGGGATTTCACTCATCATTTCTTCGAATTGTGAATAAATACGTAGTGGTTGTGGATGGGTTTTCAGTAGGTCAATCATTTCACGCTTATGTTCGCGATAATTGTCCATACCCGTGAAACTGTTACACCATTCATCATAGTGATTGATGAGCCAATCGGCTGAGTAGATGTCGCCGATGCTGTACAGGTTTAGTTCGAAGAGCCGTTCAACAGTGCATTCATCGTCCATTTGAGTGGTTTCGATGATTTCGGTATGTTGGTCTTTCCACATGAGTTTGATGGTTTCATGCGACAAATAGTCGGTTGAATAGTCTTCGTCGGTGTAGTCGAAGGTTGCTTCGAAGTTGTACTGTTTCAAGTTGTCACGGATAGCATTAAGTGCAACTCCGTAATCATGATTGAAAATGTCTTCGAAGAAGTTTTCAACTACGTGTCCGAATGAACCATTACCTGTGCCATCGAAATGTGATTCGTAGTCATAATAGTCATCGAATTCTTCAAGGATGGCATTTAGTTTGTCAAGTGGTTCGGGTTGGTTGATAATGGCCTTGTTGATGTCTCGAATGAGAAGAGGCGTATTTGCTAAATGTTGCAGATAGAGCAAATATGCGGCGTTGATATTGGTTTCGGCATAGATGGAGACTGTGCCGGATGCGGTTGTTGGATTAGCCATGTTTATTCCTTTCCTAGTAGTTTACGTAGTTCTTGATATTCAGCTTCAGAAATTCGATATGCGTGATTGTCGGTGCAATGCACAAGACCTCCGTCGTCATAAGGTTCGATCATGACGATGGTGTCTAGGTTGAAGATGTGTTCTTTTAGGTGAAGTGGTTTCATTTGCTTTCCTTTCTAATTACCACCAAAACATACGTTGGACTTGACTCCAAGTTGACCATAGTGCTTCATCATCGTCCATATAAGTACGTTCGATGAGCCACTTGCGCCAGTATGCTTGTGGTTTGTTATTATGATAGTGATAATACATATCGATTGGCGAGTATTTGAACCATTTGAGAACTAATCGTAAGAACAATTTCAAGTCGTCTAGTCGTTCTTGATTAAGAAGAATAGTTACGTTTTGGATCAGCTCTTCTTGGAAGTCAACCCACGCAAAATCGTTAATGTTGTCGAAGTTTTCAATAGTTTTGACAATATTTTTGCCGTTTTTATCAACAGCTTCAGGATTGTCGATTTTTAGAGCAGCATAGATATAGAGAATGACAGCGTGGTCTAATCCCCATGTGATAGCTGACCAGAAGCCTCGTTTATGATAGTTACGTAGATGCTTGTAATAAGATTTTCGAAAACGTTCTGGTTTGAAGAACGGATAAGATTCTTCTAACTCGTAGATTGTTTTTCGAATATCTTCAGGGAGTTTGTAGTACATGGGGGTTTCCTTTCTGTATTATTCATCTTCCGGTTCGAACGGATATGTATTCGGATGAGTGTTGTTTAAATCAACAGTTAGATAATAGTTTTTAGCCTATTCCACGCAGACTAGGTCGTCACGTTTCAATTCAACGTTGGTCCATTTGGTCAAGAGCTCACGCGTATCAAATCGTTGGTCAACGACAACACCGTAACCATTTGGTGTTTTGTGCACTTCAATGTTCATAGTTGGACGTTTTGCATCCTTTTTAGTTTGAGTGTTTTCGTGATAATGCTCTACGTCAGCGAGGAATTCTTGCAAGAGTTCTTCCGTATCTTTTCCTTCGACAGGGTCGAAGTCGAATAGCCATTTGAGATGCTTTGAGTCGTAAGCATTTTCTTTGAGAGCTGCGAGAGCGGCAACTCGTTGTGGAAGGCTCGATAAGTTGAATTCATGGTCGAGTAACTTGTGTTGTAGGGCTTTGAACGTTTTGGCGTTACTACGAGGGTTGACTGAAACGTACATTCGGCACATTTCACCAAGCTCGCCCTGAGCAACAAAGGCTTGGAATTGATGGTGGAGTTGTTCCCGTTCTTTAGTTGTTGTGAAAGCGTTTCTGCGCTCCGTGAAGTTTGGCACAGTTTTGTTGTCTTTGTTTCGTGAGACGAAAAGAACGACAGTTAGTTGGTCGCTCTCATGGTTTTCGTCACGATTCCACTTATTAAAGTTTCCCATAAGCGGTTTCCTTTCTACTTGACCGCTGATTTTGGTACACGGTCAATTGTGTTTTCGTATTGGATTTGATAGGTTTTATTATCTTCGTCGATGATTTTCGCTTCAGCTTGTGTTTGTAACCATTCTGATTTATCATCTTTGAGTGTGAACTTAATGGCTTTTCCATCTTTTGTGAGGTTGTAATAATCTTCGACGTGACCTTTTTCGATGGTTTTAATTTCGTTAATTTGTTTCTTGAGTTGGTGTGCCGACACATATAGACCAGCGACTCCGATGATTGCTACGGCGAGGGTTGCAATCCCAAGAAAGATATCTTTATCGGCAAATAATGCGCTAAGACCGAATCCAATTGCCATAGAGACCATTAACGTCAATATTGCAATTGCGCCAAATAACATAAGTGTGCTAACGTTATAGTCATCGCCATTTAATAATTGTTCTAACATGAAATTTCCTTTCTAATCTTCGTTATGTGACGGCATGAAAATTGTGTCAGAAACTGTTTTACTATAGGTTTTGTGCGCTTGTGTGTCTTCAACTGAAAGCGTCCAAACAGTGCGCAAAACAGCGCCGTTACTATGTTTCTTGATGTCACGTTCTGTTAAATAGCTATATTGTTCACTAATGTATCCATTCCAACCGTGAATAAATGATTCGTTTTGATTGACTGATTCGATTTGGAATGGTTGTGTATAATCATCTGTCGTTGAAATATCATAGCCACCATTTGGGGCTTGAGTCAAATTTAAGTTGATACTGTCTTGACGCAATCCATTAAATCGTGAATATTTAGATGATACGGAAACGTCAGCATAAAGGTTGGTGACACGGATGTTATAGTTTTGAGGTGCATCTGTTTTGAGTTTTACACCCAAGTCAGCAATAGACGGTGTTGTGAAAACGTAGTCATTGAGGTTTCGTTCATCGACCTTATAACTAGTTTCGAGCTCGATTTCTTGACCGTTTACGGTAATCGTGTGGTTGCGGTCAATACCTTTTTTCGGGCTTTCTTGAACAGTCTTCTCTGTTGAGTTGATGTTCACCGCGTGGGTTGTTTTAGATGCTTCTTCTTCACAACCTGCGAGAACAATTACCGCTGTGATTGCTGTTAAAGCGAAAACTACTTTTTTGAAGTGCATTTAGATTTTCCTTTCTAATCATCGATACCGATTGTGGCTTTTAGCACCTTGATGATGTCTTCAGTTGAAATTGCTTGTGTTGCAACGGTTCCAGATGTTACATAAACCGTATCATTTTTTAAATCATAATGGAAATAGAAGTATGCCACATCATGCCCTTCATGAAGAATAATGAATTCATGCACAGTCTCTTCAATGTGTGTACTACAAGTTCGACTTGGTCGCAATATTCCGCAATGATCACCAATGTCTTTTTTCGCGTGGATTCGTTGTCGCCAAGCATACATTAGTAGTAAGTATGTTTTCATCGGGCGGATGATTTCTTCGATCGCGGTTTCCATTTTAATGAATGTTTTGCGATGTTGTCCAATTTCTCCGTCGGGTGCTTCTAATTGGTTTATCTTTTCTGTGATTGATGCCATTTTCGGTTTCCTTTCTAGTTTTTGAATAACGCTTCAAGTTGCTTATCATTATTTGATTTGAAAGTAATGCGAATTTCGCCTTCTTCATCTGATTTGCTAGGTCTACTTTTGACTCCGAAGACCTTAGGTGTAGTCCCTTCGATTGGGCGGTATTCGATTTTTGCAATTCGAGCGTTATTTGGGTCGATATCTTTAGCGTTCACATTATCTTTTTCTAGCAAGACATTCTTAGTGATTGAGTTTTCACCTTTTATTGCTGTTAATTTGATATTCATTACGCTATCGCTTTTATCTAATGCGGATTGGAAGCCTTTGATATTTTGTTTTTGGTTGGTGCTGATACTGTGTTTGTCAGTAAAATCTTTATAGGCAATTTTCACATCTGCGTTCAAGTCATTTGTGTAAATGGTTTTCCATTGTGCATGTGACACGGGATAACTTCCTTTGGTATTTATACCAAGTATTCCTAAGACGGCCATATTTACAAGTATCATACACGCGCCGATGGCGATACATGTGTCTTCATCACTGGATGGTATCGTATCTCCGATGATAAATAGGCCGCCAATAATTACAAGTACACCTGCTATTGTAGCAATGGTGTATACATTTAATGCGATAAATTCTAGCATATAATTTCCTTTCTATAAGAGCGGTCTGAGAGGACCGGGGTGAATTAGGCGAACAATATGTTTGAGTAGATTTGTTTTATGTAGTTCATTTGTTTTTCTCAACAAATAAATCCATAGGTTTATGAGTCTGTAAAAATTTGACGTTTGATATCATTTATGATATACTATTAATAAGAAATAAGAGAAAGGAGGGTGTCGCCATGCGAGCACAAACCTCAAGTTATGTAGTTTCGACAAAGGTTCATTTGCCAGAGTCGATTGCAAACCGGTTAGAAAAAAGTTTTCGTATTTCAAACAGTGCTTACAATGAAGGAATAAGCTTTGGTCTTAAACGTTTTGAAGCAATGAAGCGAAATCCTTATTATCAAGAACTCCTAGAGGCTAGACGTCTTGCTAAGGTTGGAATTGCTAAATTAAAAAAAGCTAAGAAAAAGACGAAAGGTTTGGTGCAACAAGTTAAACTTTATGATAAGGCTCTTTTTGAATTAAGGAAAGCTTATGGGTTAACTGAATTCGGTTTATCCACTCATCTCAGTCAACAGAGACGAAAACCAGGTTCACCATATCAACAAATGAGTGCGGGTGAAATTCAGGTGATTGCCGGTCAAGCGATGAAAACCTTAGAAAAAGTTCTTTTCTATCAAATTAAACCACATAACGTGAGGTTTAGAAGCAAGTTCGATTTAGACGTTAGTTTTCGCAACCGTGTGAATAATGAAGCAACACGTTTAGTACCCTCCAATAAAAAAGGCATAGCTTATCGGCTTTATATCCATAAAAAGTCAACGTTTATAGATATCCCAGTCAAAGCCTTTAATAACTATCAACAAATGAGTTTGTTACGCAGTGAGAAAATCAAATATGTCCAAATCATTCGAAAAACCATTCGAGGAAAGAAGGTTTATTACCTACAGATCGTCTGCCAGGGATTTCCACCATCAAAGGTGACTAAGGGTCAAGGTGTGGTTGGGATCGACCCGGGTATTTCGACGGTGGCCTTTGTGTCACCAAGCGAAGTTGCTTTGGTTGATTTAGTACCCAAAAATATCGTACGAAAGGAAAAACTCTTGAAACAACTCGACCGAAAAATTGAGCGGTGTCGACGAGTGAATAATCCTGAGTGCTATAAGGAAAATGGAACTATCAAGAAAGGTGCTCGGTTCGAACGCCCGTCCAATCGACAAATGCGTTTACAAACCCGAAGTCGCAAGGCGCATCGTTCTTTATCTGAAGAACGTAAAAAGCTTCAAGGACAATTGGTCAATCGACTGGTGTCACAAGCATCAATCATTAAG